CACTGCCAGCAATCTTTACACGCAGACCGTGCGTAATCTCGTTGACGTTGGTGATTGTGCCGGTAGCAGCCAATTTGGCACCGGCAACAGTTACGCCAGCCAGATTTAGCAGGTAGCCGTTGGTGTCGACAGTAGCAGCGCCAGCGCCGTTAACCGAAGCGTAAATCAGCGAGGTTGTTGTACCAGTAGAAGCGCCAGTAGGAGCATTCAACTCGATCTCAACAGGAGAGTAGGTGCCAGAAGAGGTACCGGCGGACAGGGTCAATTCAGCAACAAAAGCTGAACCCAGACCAGTCGTGCGACCGGTAGCGCCGTAAGTGACTTCGGCTTTCAGTGCGTTAGAAAACGAACCCAGAGCGACGTTAGTGTCCATCTGGAACAAGGTGCGTCCGCCAGTGCCGCCAACACCCGTCATCGTGACGGCAGTGGTACCCGCATTAAACGCGGCGGCTCCAGTGGAAGAATTGGAAATCGTGGTGATGAAGCCGTTTTGCGAAGCAACTGGGCCGGAGAAGGTGGTCAATGCCATGATATGGTCCTTACATGCAAGTGGAGCACATCTGTCTGCATGTCGTCAGCCGGGACTGTCAGATGTGCCGGGAAACCCGGGGTGGGTCCAATATACCCCAAACCCAACAAAAGAAAAAGGGGCCGAAGCCCCTTTTTCTTGCTGCTTAAGCTGCGCCGGGCGAGCCAAACAAGCCGCGTGGGTCGCTGAAGCCGAAGCTGTAGCGCTCACGAGCCTTGTAGCGGACGTTGCCGGTGTCGAAGTCGCCTTCAAAACCAGTTTTCAACGACACGCGCTCGAACATCTTCATGCCGTTAGGAGCGTCAGTCTTGATGAAGAACGCATCTGGGTCGGTCAGAAAGTTGTTGACGGTGTAGCCCTGTGGAACCATACCCATGTTGCGGACAGCGTTGATGTCGTTGTCAGCAGTGCCCACACGCAGAGTGGACTTCAGGATACGGTCGGCCGTGAACATCAACTCTTTCGGGATGATGAGCTTCAGGCCCTGAACCGCGATCTTCAAGCCACGTTCGTCGGTGAACGCAGCAATGTCGATCAGAGCTTGTTCCAAGGAGGTCTCGGACAAGTCGGCGGGGGTTGCCAAGGTGTTGGACAGGTTAGGACCAGACAGGGTGGGGTGGTTGGTTGCGCACAGAACAACGCCATCGCCACCGACTGAGGTGGTGAAAGCGCCGTTCAGCACGGCCGCAGCCTTGATCTGCTTGGTCTGAGCCATCGAGCGGGCCAATGCCTTGGTGTAGCGTCCCGACAGACGGTCGTAGAGGTTGTCCTCAACGGCTTCTTCGGTCAGCGAGAACGCCAAAGCGATGGTCTCGTGGGTGTAGCGCGCTGTGTAGACTTCTTGTGCTTGGTCGTACGAAACGCCAGCGCCTTCGGTCTTCACAGGGGCTTCACCAAAACCCGATTCCATCACTTCTTCTTCAAACGCACGGTCTGAGGATTCGATGGTGTAAATCTGGGTGTGTTGGTTCTCGTAGTTTTTGTACTCGAGGCCGAAAAGGGCGTTGAGACCGGGCTCAAGTTCCTTAACTAGTTGTGCACGTGAGATTGCCATTTTTCAGTTCCTTTAGATTAGGTCACGGCCTTGACGCCAGAGCTACCGTACAAATGCTCGTTGATTTTCACAACGACAGTTGCAAAGTTACCCAACGCATTGCCCGGGACGTTATACAGGCCCACAATCTTCAGGTTCAGCGCTGCTGTATCTGCGATGGTGGAAGAGTCGAGTTCCATGGTGGAAACACCAGTGGTGGTGCTGCCGCCAGTGCCCACGACGTCAGCGTTTTTGCCGATGTCAGCTTGCACGATGTCCTCGTCTGCCTGGATAAGAAACAACTGACTAGGGTCGTCAAGCACATCGGCAATGATCTTGCCAGAAGTGATGTTGACAGAACCAGGATAGAAGTTCTTGAAGGTGGGCTTGCCAGTGGTGGGGTCGATGTAGCTACAGCCGTTAAGAACGCCCAAGGCCGCCGCATGCGTGGCCGGGAGAAATTTAACAACATAGCCTCCTACGATGGTGACTAGGTCACCTTGGAAAATTGCGCCAGCTTGGTTGTCCTCAATCTCGTAACCGTATTGCTTCTGGGCACCAGTAGCAGAAAGGTTACCGATCGGGCGCAGACCAAAGGCTTTGTCGATGTTCGCCATTTGTCATTCCTTAAAAAAGATGGATTCGTTAGCCCTTGTTGGAGCCGCCGAAGGATACGCGGGAGCGACGGGTAGGGCGGTCAATGACCATGCTGTTGTGTGCATTGGCCTTCAACAGCTCATTGTCAGCTGCCTGCAATTGGTCATTCGCTCTGTCTCGGTAATACGCATTGCGCTCTTCAACTGTTTCCACAGGGATACGAGCAAGAAGTAAACCTCCCACGCTGATCACGCCAGCATGTCGGCCGTCTTCCACTGTTGGGACGTGATAGTCGGGGTACTCGTCCCCACGAACCAGCTCATACCCCTCACGGAGTTTGCCTGAAATGTTCGTGCGGTCGTCCATACCACCAACTTCAGCCCGAATCCAACGGTGCTTGTATCCCGGAGGCGCAGGAGGCGCGTCCAGTCGTGAAGGGGGTGCCCAAGGCTTGCGTCGCGCATCTTTCTCACGGGTTTCGACGCCGCGTGAAGTGCGATTGAGAGTGGGTAATTTGACGTCTGACATGGTTTATTCCTTTACGTACTTGGCATATTCCTCGAGAGGAACACCCAGCTTCTTGGCAATGGCAACTTGACTTGGTGTCAATTTGACAGTGCGGCGTGCGCTGTTTATACCCGATGACCGGGATGCAGGAGCCACCGTTTGCACGGTTCTGGCGGCCCTGTTTTGCGTCTGCTGACCTCCACCCAATTTCTGGGGGAAGGTCTGCTTCAAGCGTGTGTCAAGCTCATCATAATACGCATCGCTGCTGGGGTCAAACCCCTCAACTTGAATCAACTGTCGGTGGATGCCCCAAGCAGCGTGCGTCATGGCCGTATCACGGCCATACCAAGGGTTGCGCTCAGCCCAGTCCTCCACACGCGGATCAACCTCCTGCTGGGGCTGTTGTCTAGGCGGCTGTGCAGCCTGCTGGGCCGCAATCTGTTGCTGGTGGTTCCACTGTTGCTGCTGTTGCTCGCGTTGCTGCGTAGCCACGTTGATCTGGCTTTGCTCCATGGTCAGCGTGGTCAAACGCTGCTGGGCTTCCGTCTCGGTGTCAATGTCACCCTCTTCGCGGGCTTTGCGGATGATTTGCTTGAGGGCAACCACTTGCGTCTGCACGCGGCCGTTGGCCTCGCCCAAGCGCTCGCTGTCCACCGTCATGTACTGCTGCTCGAGCTGCGTGGCCCGGGCCTGCACGCTCTTGGCGTACTCCAGGGCTGCCTGCTCACGGCGCTGGGTCTCGCGCAAGCGCGCGGTCAGCTTGTCGATGCGCTTCTTCACGCCCTCGCTGTACTGGTCTAGCTCGCCGCTGCCAGAACTGGCGGGCTGTGACGAGACCTGCTCTATCTCAGGGGCTTGGGGCTGGTCCAGCAATTCAGCAGCGCCGTCCTCCCCAATAGCCACGGTGGCTGGACTCTCGTCCTCACCGATCTTGAATTCCAACTGTTCGTTCATTTCACTGCTCCTTACATGTGCAAGATGTCTTCGGGACTGTTCACCACTCCAAGTACCTCGTCGTCGTTGATGAGACGAATCTCGCCACCGTCGATTGGGATTCGCGCACCCGCGTACCGGCCAAAGATGATCCAGTCGCCTTCCTTACACCATGCTCCGGTGGGGAATTTGGATTCATCAGCATAGGCCAGGGACCCTACCTTGAGCACGTAGCCGCACACGGTGCCAAGCTGCGTGCGGCGCTGAGTCTCCTCGGCCAGCACAATGCCGCCTTTGGACTTCTCCGCACCGCGATAGGGGAGGATGGCAATGCGCCATCCGGTAGGCTGGGGAACGAGGTCGATGACCGCCTGGTCCAGTTTTTCTGGGTCAAAGCCCAGTTCTGTGTAAGCGTCCTCAAGGGTGGGCG